ATCATGTTTTATTCTGGCAAACGAGAGATTGTCAATACCCTTAAACAATTACATTTAACACAAAAGAGATAATTATGGCAGACCCCGTAACATGGATGGCAATATCTACTGCATTATCAGCAGAAGGCATGAGGAAATCAGCAGTTTCTGGACGCATTCAAAGAGAAACTCAAGAACGTGAAGCTAAAAAAGCAGAAAAACGAGCTAAAGACCAAGAAGCTAAAAATCTTATGATTCGTCAGGAAGAGAAAAAACGAGGAACTATGACTCAAAAAACTCCTGTTACCAAGAATCCTTTTGCTGGTGGACGTAAAGATATGCGTTCTCAATTCACCATAGGCGGTGGTGGCAATTCTGGAGCTAATTACTAATAAGCATGGGCAAGAAGCGTTACGAACAATTAGAAGATGAGAGAGAAAACTTTCTTCTTCGAGCTAGGCGTTGCTCTGAGCTAACGCTTCCTTTGGTTATTAGAGATGAGTACCACAATAAGGACACTAGCGACATATCTTTTAAGCAACCATTCTCTAGCTTAGGAGCAAGAGGCGTTAATAATTTGGCAGCAAATCTAATGCTGTCTTTGTTTCCTACTAACATAAAGTTTTTTAGGCTGTTGGTAAGCGACAATGCTTTTGAGCAGTTTGGGGATCAGGCAGAGCAAATTAAAGCAGAGGTAGATGAGTCTTTGTCTGTTATAGAGACAACGGTGTTCGAGGAGATAGAAGACAAGAATCTTCGTCCTACAATATTTGAAGCCTTAAAGAATCTAATTATTGCTGGCAACGCTGCCCTTTATGTACAGCCAGATGGCAATGTTAGGTGCTACTCTCTTGAAGATTATGTTTGCCATCGCGATATAGAAGGCAATCTTACAGATTTAATTATTAAAGAACAAATATCTAAGACAGTTGCCGAGAACTTAGATATAGAAATTGATTTAGCTAGCGGAGAAGGTCATTCAGACAATGACAAAAACATTGACCTTTACACTTGCGTCCATTTAACAGATAACAACGAGTATTACATTTACCAAGAGGTGAATGGGAAAGTGTTGCCTGATACAAAGGAATACGTTCCTTTAGACAAGCTACCTTTCTTAGTATTGCGTATGACTTCTGTTACTGGAGAAAGCTATGGTCGTTCTTATTGCGAAAGCATTTACGGAGATCTGCGCAGTTTGGAAGGACTCCAGCGCAGCATGGTCGAGGCGGCGGCCATCTCCAGTAAAATTGTTTTCCTCGTTAACCCCGCGTCGACAACTCGTGCTAGAAATATTGCACAAGCAGAAAACGGAGATGTTATCAATGGGGTTGCTTCTGACGTTACAACTCTTCAAGCTAACAAAAGTGCTGATATGTCAGTAGCTTTTCAAGCAGCTCAAAACATAGAGAAGAGAGTATCGTTTGCATTTAACCTATTAGATAATGCTTTACCAGCTGGCGGAAGAACAACAGCTACAGAGATTACAGCTCTTATTAACAGCCTAGAAAAAGTATTGGCTGGTACTTATGCAATGTTGTCTAGTGAGTTTACTAGACCACTTGTAAATATTATTATCAATCGTCTTACTGAGGAGAAAAAGATTCCTGAGATACCGAAGGAAGTCAAGCTAATTATTAGCACAGGTGTAACAGCACTTGGCAGAACTAGCGACCTTGAAAGGCTACAACAGTTTGTAACAATGGCAAGTCAAATGAGTCCAGAAGCTTATGGTCAGGTAGTGGATCAACGAGCTTTAATGAACTCATTAGTTCGCGCTATTGGTGTAGACAAAAACATATTGAAATCTGATGAGCAACTCCAACAGGAGCAACAACAAGCTATGATGGCTCAACAGCAACAAATGGA